GATAGAACTCGTTAAGGGCATCAGGATCGCTTTTAAGAGACTTTACTTCATTCTCCCAATAGTCTATAGCTCCAAGATTTATAACCTCACCATCGACACCCATGATAGGTTTCTCAGGCTTTCTAAATACTGGCATGCCGTACTTATCTATGAATCCTTCCATGTTCCACTCCATTGGTATAAACAGAGCATACAGACCACTCTTAGTCTGATCGTTCTCAGATCTCTTGTTTGGCCTTGAGTCCTCGTATAGCTTCTTGAAGTTTTCACCACCCTTGTCAAGTGCGTTTGATGTAGATCCCATCATACACTTTCCAATGATCTTTCTACCTAGACGCAAACATGTTTTTGTTACACGCCAGTTATTCAGAATATTATTTGGTTGTGACCACTTACCGCTTTCGTCATGTACCAACAGCTGTAGTTTTTCACCATCGTAGCTGTTGTCTGCGGTGTTCTTCCAGTCAATTGTGGTGTTAAGACCCTCCTCTGGCTCCTCCTCATCGTGCATCGTCTTAAAGTTCTTTGCAGTGATCTTGGATGAAGGTATTCTAAATGCCAGCTCAGTTCTTGGATTGTCCATACCATCCTGAATAGGCTTAAAGAAAAACGGATAATTCCTAAACGTAGGTACAACCTTATCCGTAAACATCGTCTTCGCATCTGGACCAGTCTTTGATAATATCCCTATACGTCCGTTGTGGATGTTTGTTCCGATGTTAACAATCTCACCGTCTGCCATGTACGAGAAACCAGAACGTCTGATCTTTAAGTACACCATGCCAAACGATCTTGGGTCAGCCTTGCAAGCCTCCCAGTAAATGTAAAGTATTCTGTTTGCCTCTCTGAAGTCTGGGAAACCAACGTCAATGCTGGACCACTGCAAGTACATATAATGACCACCAGTGATGTATGTCGAGATTCCGTTGTTCTTAAACCAGAAGCCATTATCTCTCCTGTCAAACTCAGCGTCAATGTAATCCACCCAGTTGCTTCTAAATTGAAGAGGCATCTTGTTCCACTGGAAGATTGACTTTATCTTTGATAGTGCTGATGGAAACTCAGCCCTTTCCCAGTGCTGCTCCTCTTTCTTTGCAGATCTGTTGTAAACCTTCTTAGGCTCATCTGGTAGTGCTACCTTTAAACCATTGATCTGATATATCTCACCAATGGTACCATCCTTAGATATAACCACAAGGTCATACTCAGAATTATACCCATACTGGTATATCTTCTTGGTATTACCCTTGATCCTATCCTTTTCTGGGATAACATCAATAATAGTGTACAGGGACTTACCCGTGTCTTTTTGCTCTTCGTTCAGCAAACCCACCTTTTCCAGTTTCATCCTTGTCTGTTTTATTTAGCAGTTCTTCCTCCGCCTCAACTCGATCAAGTATCTCAAACGCATCAAATATAGCCAGCTTCTTAGTGGCAGCAGCGTTCTTAAGCTTGTCAGCAGAAAGGTCTTCCTCCCCTCCAGAGATAATTCTCTCCTCAGCAACCTCTATCAAGTGCATCACTGCCTTTCGGCCAGCACTGATAATCTTTCTCTTTGTTTCATTTAACTCCATTCAGTTCTATGCAAACATTTTTAGAATACATTCTGTAGAGGGTAACTCCATCTATCTCAAACTCATACTCACTCTCTGGAGTAAAAGCAACCTTGTCACCGCTCTTTAGTCCTTTGTCAATAAGATCTTGGTTAGGGTATATAAGAGTTCCTCTTAGATACTCCTCATTACCTATCTTTGAAAGAATGTAGTTGTCCATTCTTTTCTCTGGCTTAACAAAGCAATACCGTGAGTGAGCCTTCCATTCCTTGTCTCTCTTGTATAGGTAGAACTGATCATCGTCAATCAAGAAAATGTTTTCAAATAGATATGATCTACCACTACGTTCGTTACCATTGACATCGTTGTAATATTTAAACACGTTATGATGAACGATCACAGTGTCTCCTGGCATAACATCTCCAGTATACCCGATTGGTGTAGCAAGAACCTTAGCGTGTCTATTAGATGCCTTATGATCTTCCTTAGAAGAGCTAGTTATAAAGTCTATACCTCCAATGCTCTTCACGTTATCATACCTAGAACCACCTAAAGGCTCTACAATAAAGTGAAATGGTGACCTCATTCAAAGTCTAAGTTAAACTCTAAAGTTGCTGGCATGTTCTCGTTAAAGGTCTTCCATAAGTAAATCTCGCCCTTACCTTCTTCACCGTGAATAACAAATATCTCAATGCGTCTGTTGACTTCTCTGATAAGATGTATTCTATAGGTGTCGTTAAATACAGGCTGACCTATAACGTAGTGCATAGAACTACCCTTGTAGTCTGCACCAATAGATACCTTACGAATTACCATTGGTCACCTCGCCTGTCTTAAGATCGATAACTGCATCATCTCCAAACTGAGCCTTAATAGCCTCCTCTTCTTCAGCGATCTTTTCGGATACCTTTGAAAGTTGAATAAAAAGTCCTTGCTTCTCAATCTCGATCTCAGCAATTCTTAGCTTAGCTGTTGCATAAGCTCTTCTCAGGTTGTGAATCTGTGTTAGTTGTGTTTGTTCGATTTGTGCCATTTGATTATAATTAAATACAAATATGAGTTTTTTTATCTAATATCGCAAATTAAAACAATTTTTTACTAATACCAATTTGATGCGTTTTGCTAAATGGTTGGTACTGGTAACTAAATAAATACTTGTTATCCAAATAAGAAACTAATGCGCTTGGCTCAATCAATGAATTAACTGCGGCACCAACATAAATACCCTTTGGCTTTTTGACTATTGTCTCTGTTTTTGTTTCAGTTATGGTGTTGGTTACCACAGGTATTTTATAATCGTTCGTAGCGGTCATTTTAAGCACCTCTCCGAGGACTTCTCCGCTTACCTTAGTACTTCCATACTCAAATGGAAATGTAGTCTCAAAACTATTAATTTGAGGCTTATAATCAACCAATACTGTGTCCCTTAAAACTTGAGTTTTTATTTCTTTTTTAGTGACATTAATAGTATCAATTTGATGAATGAATACAGTGTCAGTCCTAACCTCAGTTACAACTTCAAAAGTACTTTCCTGTTCTTCGTGCGGATAAATTATAATAGTAACAATACATCCGAAAATAAACCAAGCTAATACTTCTAGAATATTCTTATTCATTTTAAGCTTGTTCTAGAAGTGAATAGTACAGTTTAAACTTTGCAATTCGATCTGCTAAACCATGTGTTCCACCGTTAACTCTTTTAGTAACCGCAGTTACGGTATCGTCACCAGATCCTTTAGAACAAATGTCCCAAAGTTTGTTTTTATCAAAGAACCAGATTGCTGAATCCATAGGGTACTTTGTTGCTACTAGATCTGGGTTTGCAACACAGTCTTCTTTAATGAAATCAGAAAAAGCCTTGTAGTTGCTCTTACCTGTCAATTGGATATATCCCCTACCTCTAAACTTAAATCCTTCCTTTGAAGCCTCGTCACCGTTGCCCATTCTATTGGCGTACACTCGTGAACCAATTGCCTCACTTTTCCTTGCGTACTTCATAGCTGTAATATTATCCGCAAAGTACTTAGGGAATACCTTTCTAAGACCTTCAGCAGAATAATTTAGATTCTCAGTAACAAACTGAAAGTTACCTGACTCATGTGCAATTTGTGCCAGAAAGTGAGCAAGGTGCAAAGGGTTTTTAATGTCGTACTTATCTACAACCTGAAGCATGTAAGATGCTGCCGCCTTTGGTAGTTTTGGTGCTAGATTTGCTGTGTTCATTTTTTTTCAGTTGCGTATTTAACTCCCATAATTGTTCCTACTATCGAAAAGGCATTTGTCAACAATATGCCAAACATGTTAGACCAGGTAGATCCAATAATTTGAGTGTCTTTGCTTGTGTATATCGCAACAGCGTATAAACCTGTTGTAATTACACCTACACCCATAATTACTACCAATGCCACTTTAACTACCGTACTAATCAACTCTGACTGGCTCCGTTTAATCAAAACATCCAAGTCGTTTAATGCAGCATTTTTTTCTATCTCAATAGAGTTTTTTAATTTTTCAGATTTCTCTAACTCTTGTTCAAGATTTGCTTTTAATACTTCAATTTCTTTTTGGTGTTTTACCGTCTGAGTAATGTCAGAAGCAATCTTCATTATCTTGTATACCTTCCCAGTATCATCAATAATAGGGTTATACGTGGCTTGCAAGAATATAGTGCTTCCGTCTCTCTTCACCCTTTCAAATTCACCAGAGTAAAACTCACCCTTCCCAAGTGTGTCCCAAAACTTTCTGTATTCTTCAGAGTCTGCGTAACTAGGCTTAACAAATATACTGTGGTGTCTTCCGACAATCTTTGAAGACTGACCTGCCTTATATCCTACCGCCTCTAAAAAAATATCATTTACTCTTAGTATGTTGCCATCTAAATCAAAGTCAATAATCGCATTACTTCGATTAATTGCCTCTAATTTGCTGATCAACTCTTCTTTACTCAACGTCCGCATTATTATTTGTAGGCTTCTTAAATATCTTTTCAGCAGCACTAATTCCTAGCGCAGCAGCAGACAAAGCCGCTACTGAATATACTAATGCTTCAGAAGGCTCATTAACTGCATCGTGGTTAGCGTAAAGCGTGTAGCAAAGAGCAACAGCACTAAATACACCTACAAATCTTTTGCTTGACGCCTCTCCATTCTCAGAGAGAAAACCCTTTGACCAAATAAAAAACTGTTTCATTACTTCCTAAATATTTTGCGCCAGATATTTTTGACATCGTTTAAAAAAAACTCACTTTTTTTAATTTGCTCCCACAATTTTATTATCAAACCTAGAAACGTCAAAATTAAAATCAGGAATTTAAGGGTTTCATTCATGTTCATTACCGAGGTAACTGCCCCTATAACGCCTAAACCAAGTACTTGCTCAAATGGTGGAATATTACTCATTTACGTAATTGTTTTTGTCCCAAAAATAGTAATTTTTTGTGACATAAAAAGAAATCCCACCACAGCTTATGCTGAAGTGGGACTCTATTGCCCTAGTTAATATTGTGATATTATTTCAGGAACAGCTCAATAAATGTTGAGTATGACTCACTTGATTTAAAATCAAAGTCATCTATTGAAAAAGAAAAATCCTTGAATTCAATCTCTTCTTCAAAAAACTCAGATCTATCAGCATTATAATTCATAAATGCATCACTTTCAAAGAATTCTTTTGTTTGCTCTGGCTCTGTCTCTCCAAAGTGCTTTTTAAATAACTCCTTCTCAGATTCAGTAAGCTGTTCAATTTCTTTTTCAATTTCCTTGGAAAGTTTTGAAAGATGATACTTAGCCTTAAAGTGAATGTCTTGTACAAGTAGTCCCTTGTAAAAAACTTGTCCAGTTGTCCGATCAGACAACCCGTTTAGCTCTTGTCTTAAGAGCACGAGGTCTTTTAATTTTAGTTTCATAAAGATTAAATTTTTGACAAATATAACACTATTTTTTAAGCTGCACTAACTTCCTCAGTGGACTCAGGAGCTACATAGTCACCTGTGATGGTTAGGTTAAGCTGTTCTGCTACCCAGTCCCAAGCAAATTCATCTTGATTCCATTCTTGATAAGCTTCACCTGTCATGCTCAAGTTCCCTTGTGCCACTTGTGAGCCTACATTACCTTCTGCTGTTTCAGCTAGTAAAGAATAATAGAATGTTGCACTTGTTCCTAGTGTAACATTTACAGCGTAAGCGTTTAAGATTTTAGCTTCTACTGTTTGTCCGTTGTCCCAAATTTGGACGCTTTCAATTTGTTTCATGCGTTTTTTGTTTATTTTCCCAATACTTTTTTTGTGATATACTCATTGTTAATTTAATCTCATCTGACAGTTTAACTCCTTTTCTGTTAGACGTTTTACCCTTTTTGGCCATACTCATTTTAGCCTTAGTTTCATCTGATAGATTTTGTTTTGCTGCTTTCATTCTGGCTTTAGTCTCATCAGATATATTTTTCTTTGATAATTTTAACTTTTCTTTATGCTCTTCTGAAAGGGGTTTGCCTTTTTTTGCTAAACTTAATTTTGTTTTAGTTTCATCAGAAACAGTTCTTCCAATTCCAGCTAATGCAATTTTAGCTTTAGACTCTTCTGAATGCTTTCTTCCTTTAAAAGCAATCTTCATTCTTTGTCTTTCTTTTTCAGAAACAATTCTTCCAACTATTCCTTCACCTCCATTTGTTAAATTAACTAAAGGTCCTGTTCCTAAATCTGCTCTCCCATATTCTGAAATAAGCAACTGTTCTAATTCACAACAATCTTTCCAATTTTCAAGTATAGAAATTATCTCTACTTCATATCCTGCTTTTGCAACTACGTTTTTCCAAAATGGATTTCTGCTATATTTAGAATATGGTCTTCTTTTTGATTTTGCAATCCCAACGTAAAACACCTCATAAGTATCAAGCCTTCTATGTCTATAAACTATCATAAGACTGATTCGATTGTTTTCATTTTATTGTTTAATTGAAGGTTTAATCATACAGGACAAGTTTCTAAAGCGTTTGCAATTATAATCCAGTTAGACCCATTGGATTGAATCATTACAGA